TCCGCGTCCCAGGAGCCCGGCTCTGAAGATCCGTCATTCCAGATCTTGGCCTTGACCGCCGTACCGATGGCCTGGAGCCGGACCCAGACAGCCGTACCCGCCGAAAAGGTCTTCGAGACCGTTTGAAGGGTGGTGGCCGTGCCCGAGACCGTACGGCGCAAGGTGAATTGGTTGTTATTGATTTCAAGTTCAACGATGTAGCCATCGTTGGGGAAGGTGCCGTTGAAGGTGGTGGATGACCGAACACCCACAACGAAGAACTCAGAGATCTTGGGGTTATCGAAGCTGAGCTTAACCAGGACCCCGTGATCTGCCTTCGCAGTCTCACCCGAGGCCACCGACCGCGAATAGGTACCGAAGGCAGTGGTGCCGGTTCTCATCCGGCCCTGGTTGCTCTGGATATCAGGAGCGTTCGGGGTGGTTCCCGAGGATGACCAGCGCCCAGCCCATGAAGAGCCGTTGGAGCCGGTCCAATCCTCAGTCCATAGCGTCGTCACTTACCCTCCCTCCCTTCTCATTCAGGGGGTAGGGGTCACGGCGTTAGATCGATGACAAATACGCCCGCGGCGTCAAAAAGAATCTCGAAGAGACCAGCGTTCGGGCTGTAGTCAGCTCCGAAGTTGAGCCCAAGGATTGCGTTATTTCCAGCCAGCGCATCGGCGTACAAGAGAGCGAACCGCGCGTTACTGAAGGTCGTGGCCGAGACAGCCACGTTGGCCATGTCGTAAACCACCGTGCCGGACGAAGCGGTAAGGGTCGGAGAGGTTGACGTACCACCGGCCGCAGCGGCAGAGAGAGCTACACCACCAGAAGCCCAGTTCGTTCCGGTGACCTCACCCGTGTTGTACGGTGACACATTCCAAGCGGTGTCAGTGGTGAAGTTCGGGGTAATCGAGTTTGGGAAGAGAGCTATTTTGTGACTGGTAAGGCTCAGGTCAATGGCAAGTTGCGTGGCGTCCAGGACATCAACGATCGTGGCGCAGTAGATACCAGAAGCAGTGACAGCCATGAAGGCACCTCCTTATTGGCTATCGGTCTGGATGGTTACTGGAGCGGCACAGAAGTTCAGATGAATGGGCTTGACTCTCACTCGGATATCCACGCGGTCGTCTTTCGTCGCGTGCTCCGTGGTCGTGTTCCCCAGCTCATCTGTGGTGGCTTTAAAGGGCTTCCCGGTTTCATGGTGCTCTCTGCCCTCTCGGACTTTCGCTCTGGTCCTGCCACGGCGCAGATGGCCGATGCTCAGGAGCTTTTCCCGGTCAATGGGCGTACCCGACACGGGAGCGACAGAGGTATATCCGGAGGGCAGAGAGTCAGGCACGTTCGGGGTTGGCCCAGGTCTGCCGTTAGGCACGGCATCTCCTTAGGCAGCTAGGAAGTTGTTCCCGCCGTTACTTCTGGAAGAGGAACGGGCCTTCTGCTGGATCATTGGCCAGAGGTCATTCGCCAATCGCCTTTGCCCCTGAGCGTCGGCATAGACAGGACCAGAGAACGTCAGGGAGACATAGGTAGCCCCAGCACCGGCCGTGGCTCCAGGCCCAAAGCCACCAGGACCGACCGAGGGAACCCCGACGTTGGCCGAGATAGAGCCAGTCACCCCGGACAGGGCTGACTTCAGCATGGGAAGACTCGACTCAATACCCCGGATCAGACCATCAATGATGAGCTGACCATTGGGAGCAAGGAGCCGAGCGTCAACGCTGGCCGGACCCTTCCAGCTTGGGATAAGGCCCGTGACCTTTCCCAGAACCCCTTTAAGAGTTCCAAGCATTCCTTCGATTCCCTTTATCAGACCTTGGATGATCTGCTTACCGATGTTGTAGAGCATCGATAGCGGGTTGGGGAACGAAGTAACGATGGCCCAAGCAATCTGAGCCAAAGCGGCCACGATCTTTGGCAGAGCTTCCAGGAAGCCTCTAACCAAGTTCCGGGTGATCTCGGGAGCGTGAGCCACCAGCCAGTCAATGATGGCCTGAATAGCACGAAGGATGGCCGGCTTGATTTGGTTATTCCAGGCATCCTCAGCCGCGACTTTGATCTGGCCCCACTTTTGAACGAGGTAGGGGTAGATCTTCGAATCCCAGATCTCCACGAACTTGTCCCAGATCTGACCGAGGACGGTGGAGATCGTGGTTTTGATTCGGCCCCACGTGGTGTCTGTCTCGGTGGCCGAGTTGTCCCAGGCTGTTTTTATCGTCGTGGCTAGCCAGTTAACCGCCGTCACTGCACCGGTGGTCAGGTCACTTGCGAACACCGCGATGGCCGGGGCAACGTACTTATTGATGACCTCGGCTATGTAGTTGAAGGCGCTTGCCAATGCGGTAATCAGCGGCGTCAACATCGGAAGAACTGTGGCGCCGATATTGAGCAGAGCTACATATAGAGGGCTCAGGGCCTGGAACAGAGCGATCACGGCGGCGGATACAGCGTCAAAGAGCGGTGCCACCACGGTGAGCCCGGTAGCAATCAGCCGGCCCCAAGCCTCAATGACCGGAGACAGCGCCAGAGCCAGGCCACCGAGAAGATTTCCCAGGGTGGCGAAGACGGGCTCAAGAGCTACGACGATCGGATAAAGCGCATTGGCGAGAGTCGTAACTAGCTGTGTCACGGTCGGAAGAAGTGCATTGAGGATCATTGCCCCGAGTGGAGCTAGGACACCAATAAGCTTTCCGACCGCTTCAAACAGGCTGCCGATGTTCACAAATACGGCCGTGGTCTGGTGGCCGAATGCCCCAAGTGGAGTAACGATGTTGTCGAAAGTCTTACCCAAGCTCGTCATGAGCGGGTTGATGGCCTTCACGACTGCCAGGAACGTTGGCATTGAATGCGTGACGGCTGGCTCAAGGGCTCTAACGAAGTTGGCGATGCCCGAGGCCAAGTTCTCTCCGAACACCGTGACCAACGGGGCCACCGCCGTCATCAGCCTTCCGAGGATCGGCAAGACCGAGTCGAAGGCATAGCGGAAGTGGTGGTTGATGGTCAGCAGGGTGTCTCGGAACGGCTTAGCTATTTCCTTGATACTGCTGACTATGTGATCCTTGGTATCCCCAAAGACCCGCTTCATTTCATCGGTGCTGGCTGCCGCTGCAATACCAAGGGCTCCAACAGCACCGACCAGAGCCAGAGCGGCACCAGTGGCAATAAAGAAGGGGACCACCGTAGCCGCTACAGCTACGCCAATCCCCTGGAGCTTGCCTGCCGCCCCAGCTCCAGCGTCGCCTAGTTGGCTGGCTTGCCCTGCACTTCGCTGGAGGCCATCACTGATTCGTACCGTGACGTCATCGCCGGCGTTTCCAAGGTTGCGAAGCTGGGGCAGGACATCTCTGGTGACTCGGTCCAGATCAGATGAGTCGACATCAAGGACGATAGTTAGGCGACCGACGTTCATTCCTGGTCACCCCCTAGGTACCGACCAGTGAGGGCAATCAATTGCTCAGGGGCGGTGATCCTCTTTGGCTTGTTCGCGTAGGCATCAGCGAACCGAGCCTCAGGAGAGAGCCCCGACACGAGAGATAGAAACGACTTCCAGGCCATGCCTGAACTCAGCTCCGCCATAAGGTCGGAGTGATATTCGCGGCGCCAGTCAGCTACCAGGAGAGCCCAGTAATCGAAGAGAGCGTCAAAGAAGAAATCAGAGTCCGCGGAGCCCTTTAGTCCCTCTTGGCTTCTTTTGGGTCAGAAGCACCGGAGTTCGCCTGGGCACGGCGCGCGTACTCCTGCTGAACCATCTCAAGGACTCGGCCAAGGTGATCAAAACTGATCTCCTCGGCGAGCATCTTGTCTAGGTTCTTCTTCCCAAAGATGACCTCTCCCATTTCAAGGAGGACTTCGGGCGCAGCCTCGGACTTCTTCGATTGGGTCTTGCTCAGCCTGGTTGCAATCAGAATCAGCTTGGCCGGGATAGCCGGTGGAACTTCGTAGTCGGTTCCCTTGATTCGAACCATGAACGGCTCTTGCCGCTCGTCTTCCCAAAGGTCATCAAAGTTGATGGTGGGCTTTGCGCGCTCAGCCATGGGTCACGCAACCGAAGCGGTTGTCTCAGCACCAGACTTGGTGAAGGTGGCTTCCCAGGAAGCTAGGTCAGTGTTTCCACCGCCGACTTCTCCGAGGGTCACATATGCATTCCAGACCCTCCAGTTCGTCTCAGTGGCGTGGCGCCACCGGATATAGCCCAGTGAGTTGGCGCCAACGCCTACGCCCAGAGTCTGAATCCGAGCCTGAGAGGCACTACGGGAACCACTCGACAGTGAGTAGAAGCCCGTGAGGGTCAACGACGCCCCACGTTGAATCATCCGACCGGCGTAAGTGCCATCGTCGGCAAAGGTCGTAGCGTCGACCTCTTCGTTATTGGCCGAGTAGTCAACGGAGAACTCGTTTACCTCGTCGATGGTCAGGTAAGTTCCGCCGATGGCTCCATCGGAGATTTCAAAGAGGAAATCATAGCTAGAAATACTCGTCACAGCATGTCTCCTTTCGCGCGGTTGCCGTGATCTCGTTGGGCACAAAAGGAGCGCGAAAGGAGCAGCAAAAAGGCCCTCCCGTAGGAGGGCCTGAGACAAAAGCTGAGACGTCAGGAAGCCAGGGCTAGGCCATCAGCCCACCAGGGGCGGAGTGTCCTTCTCCGTGGCTCTGAGGGCCGTCTAGGACCTGGTGTTCCGAGCCCGGGTACGTGCAGCCTTCCGAGCCATGGCCACTCGTTCCGCGTGGGTGTCACCAGCGTTGGCGATCCTTGCCGCCTTTTCCTTGCTGGCACCATGGCGACGGAGAGCCCGGTAGACGTCCTGACGTGATGGATAAACAAAGCCGTATTTGCCGCCACGGCTGGAGACCATTGCCCCTCCCTTAAACCGGGGGCTCTCGGTGCAGCGTTGGATTTCTAACCGTCACGCGGGCGTTGACCGAGAACAGGTGACGGCTGTTGGCGTCCGGACTCAGGTAGTTCGGTCCCGACTGGAGGCAGGCACAGGTGATGACGTACGTGCCCTCGGACAGCTCCGTCTCGGTGAGCCCGTGGAGCACCCCGTAGACAGCCTCAGCTAGCCCCAGGGCCTCCCTGCCGTCCCTGGTCCCCCGGATGAGGGCCTGGACGTTCGGGGAGTCGTGCGACAGCTTGGGAGTCGAGTCCAGGCCCCCGTACGGGTTGAGGGAGATCCCACGGTCCGGAGTGGCTGGGAGCCCCAGTAGGTAGACCCCGGTGACGTTGGCCGGGTAGCTGGTGCCGTCCGGGTGCCACGCCACCCCGGGGAGCTGGTCACTGAGGTACTGGGCAAGGCCAGTCAGGAGGCTCACTTCAACCTCCTACTTCAGATGAAGGCGAATGGCCGTACCTACCTCAGACACGAAATCAGCCGCGTTCTCAAAGGCTGTCCGTTCCAGGAACTTGTAATGAGTGGGCGGAAGGTGCTTGTTACCCGACCCACCACGACCACCCGAGTTCGGTGGGATCTCGTGAACGTAAACCGCATAGTCAGCCAAGTAGGAGATCTCCCCGCGCAAGGTACGCCGGTTGACCTTCGTGTCTTGGCTGTTGCGAAGGAAGCCAGTCTCAATAGGAGTGACGTCATTGGCCAGACGAGCGATGTTGTCTACGCCGTCTTCCAGGCCATCAGCGGCAGCTTCCCGAATCAGAGCCTTGGCTTTCCGCATGTCCACGTTGTTCTTGAGAGACATCAGCCCTCCCAGAACCTAATTAGGAGTTCCGCGGAGTCCTGCTGACACCGAAGAGAAACGTGGTGTCCTCGGAAATGTTCACCTGCACGTTGCCATCGGTTTGACGATAGATTGAACTCTTGAAGGGGCCAATCCGGCGGGTAGAGGCTGCCGGGACGGCCACCACCAAATCACTGACGGCGTTCCCGTCAGCGTCCGCGTTCGTGACCACGGTGACGTTGGCTGAAGAGACCGAGTTGTTCCGGCACTCCAAAACCGCGTCTTCGGTCCAGGGGAAATAGTGGTTATTGGCTTCGTCTGCCGACGTGGGCACCGGGTTGACTCCGGTAATTGCGTCGGTCACCGAGGCGATGAGTCCTCTTGCCATGAGCGTTACACCTCCTCGGCGTAAGGCACTAGAACTAGCTTGATGTAATCCGGAGTGGGAAGCCCCGGCGCGCTGTGCTTCTCATATTTGAGAACACGGAAGGTCTCAGAGCCGTAGACGACTTTTGAGCCCTCCCGGCAGTCGATTTCTGGCCTCACATAGACCTGGACATCGGCTGTGATTTCTTCGATGTTGGTCTTCACCGTGATGGGCTTGCCATAGATGACATGGGCTCTCACGTCCGTGCCTGGACCGAAGTTCTCTCCGAATGGACCGTTACCTAGGAGTGGATAGACCGTGATCCAGTGGCGGAGATAGGCGCTGGGGAAGGCTCCCATCGGTCACCCCCAGATGATTGGGGAGATGGGCAGGAGCCCAGCGACACGAAGGAAAGTCTTAGCCTGTGGTGCCACCCGGGAAGCCACGGAACTACCAGCCGCACCCCGGCCACCGAGACCAGATGTCAGAGTCGCGTCCCCGATGTGAACCGAGGAATACCGACCCATGGAGCCCTGGTCGTCGCCGGTCTCGATGAAGTAGGCAGCCTGAGCGCAATTGGCGTTCTGGAGAGCCAGAGCTACCGCCGCATCAGTGGGGAGTCCGTCTTCGTCGGTGTCGTACCAGGCACCAATTAGGCACTCGTCCAGGAGTTCCGAAGCCCGAGCAAGAAGCCTCTCAGCCTCGGTCTGAGGTACCGGAACCGTGACCATGTAATCGACAAGATCTGCATATGTTGCATAGGCCATGGAGACTCACCCCCTGACCGGCGTCACCGCTTAGGAGTGATGCGCTTCATTTGGGCTGGGCTGGGACGCTCCGAGGTCTCTTCGTAGGCTTCCTCGTCTTCGGGAAGCTCTTGAATAGAGATCAGATGCTTCGATTTCAGATAGTCGAAGACACGCTTGGAGCGGCCGGAAAAGGGGTAGTCGACAACCGACGTGGCGCCGTTCTCCCCCCGAATCAAGGCTTGAGGCATGAGGAGAACTCCAAAATTAGGTCAGGCCCCGAGGGTCTTCGTTGCCCTCGGGGCCTTGGTCTTTCCGGTCAGGCGTTTCCGGTCTTCCACACGGTGGCCGTACCTGTGGCAGCGGCTCCCGAGAAATCGATATTGATCGATCCATCAGCCTGTAGGAAGCGCGCTGACTCATAGATCCGGATGTAGCGGGTTTGGTTGTAGCCGGTAATGGTGAGGTCCCCAGCTCCGGACGTAACCGCCGGCGGGTTGGCCCCAGCCTTTACGGTCACAGTCCCGGTGGCACCGGTGAAGGCAACCGTTAGGAGAAGGTTTTCAGGGACACCAGCACCAGCGGCGATGTAGTAACCAGAGCCACCGACAGCCAGGGCTGTACCGGTACCGGCAGTAGCTGAGCTGTTCTTCGCCAGGGTCTCTTGCCCCAGCACTGTTCTAGCCATTTGCTATCTCTTCTCTCTCGTCTGCTGGCCTGAGAAGCCCGGGGAGGAAGAACCTCCCCGGGAAAAGGACTCAGGTAATAGACGCGATGCCGTAGGCCAGGGCTCCGGGGTGAACGACCTTGGCCCCATAGATGAAGAGCCCGCGCACGTAATCTCCGAACGATGCCTGGTGCCGTCCCGCTTCAACGGTCATCAGTTGTTCGGCATAGGTGATTGCCTGAGACGAACCCGCAAGGATCGTCCAGTCATCCCCGGTCGTATTGGTTAGGTTGTTGCTGACATAGATTTCCATGCCGAGTGCCCGGCCAATACGACCATTGGTCAGTGGCTCACGGCTTTGTGATGCCGAGTAGTCCACGAACTTGTCATTAG